GTGCATAGGCGTTTTTTCACACCAGCGTTTTTTTCCATGTTTTAAAGAAATATAAGACCATAATTTGAAAATAGAATCTTTATCTAGTTCTTCGAGTTTGGTAAAAAAAATAGCACTCTCTTCTGATACCGAATAAATATTTGAATGATGTCATAGTAATTTTCTAAACAACGTTGTTCCACTGTGACCACATCCAATAATAAATATTGGATTTTTACATGAAATAATATTATGATTAGAAATAACATTTTCTAATTGTTCATCTATATTATTTTGAATATATTTATATAAACGAATATAAGACAAGTCTTCTAAATTTGTATCAAGAAATTCATAATTAACATAACTTCCCCAAATAGCCCACTCTTGCCACTTGATATTATAAATTTCACAAAATTTATTTAAACTTTCTTCTGCCTCAACTTGATAAAAAGTTTCAAAGTCATTAAAATATTCTTTAACTTTGTTTTTTGCTATTTCATTAAGTTCATTATATTCATACGCATTAATACTTACTTTCTGCATAGGTTTTACACTCCTAATATTATAATTGATTAAGCCATTGTGAAATATGGCAACCTTCTTTTAGCTCCCACTTTTCAACGTTATCATCATGGTTTTTAATAACTTGATCGTATTCTAAATTTGGATATGTTTGTTGCAATAATTCTTGTTGCGTGCTGTCTAAGTCTTCATAATATGTTATATCCATATCTTTAGTATTGCACCATCTAGTTTCATAGTTTCCATTCATTAACATTACTTTAACAGGCACAATTCCTTTATTAACTAATTTGTCTAATTCGTTAATATTGTCATTTTCTATTAAATTGTTAACAGTTTCATTAATGTCTTTCATAGGTTTTACACTCCTTTTAATTTGTCTTTTAATAAATTATTTTTTCTGACCTTGTTTTTTTTATAATCTTTTATTTGTTTAATAACTGATTGATATTCTTTTTCAGTCATTTCATTGAATTGAACTGTATAGCCTTGAGCCTCTTTTTTTAAGATATGTTCTAATTCTCCTTGAGTTAATTTTATCATTTTTTTACACTCCTTTTTATTGTTTATAAAGCATTACCACTTTATTATAAATAAGTAAAGAAATAAATTGACATTATTTTAATATATTGTATTAATAAGATATTAACTAATAATGGAGTGTATAAAATGTATGATACTATAAGCGAATATCAATTTAGAGATTGGTTCACAGCTAACAGACCGAATAATTTTAGTTATGATGGCTTGAAAGCATTGTTTAATTATTTAGAAGAGTATGAAGACAGCACAGGCGAAAAGATAGAATTTGACCCTATAGCTTTATGCTGTGAATATACTGAATACGAAAACATAAAAGAATTTAATAAAAATTATGATTATGATTGTAAAACTTTAGATGATATTCGATATTATACCGAAGTAATAGAAATAGAAAATTCTGATAGTTTCATAATACAAGATTTTTAAATAATTATTACATAAAAGGGGGCTATATTAATTTATAGCCTTTTTTTATTTTTATCTATTGACTTTATTTCTTTATTGCTTTACAACTTTACTTATTAACAAATGGAGTGTAAACCAATGACTAAAAAAGATTATATAAAATTCGCTAAAGTAATAAGCGAATTACAAACAAATATATTACAAGATAAAAGCATTGAAAGAGGAGACGAATACCAACAGGCTTATAGATACAGCTTAGAATTACAGGATAATATTATTAAAATATTCAAGGAAGATAATCCTAATTTTAATGAATCTAAATTTAATGATGAAGTATCTAAATTAAATGGCACTTATTCAGATTATATTCCTACTGATTTAAATATAAGATAATAACATATAAAACTATATACAAAGCCCTTTATTATTAGAGGGCTTTTTTTATTTGACATTACTTCTTTACTGCTTTATAGCTTTACTTATGAATAAAATAGATAATGATGTTTTTATTATCAATCAAAATTTGCAAAAACAAATTGCTGAATTAGAAGTAAAATTGGAAAAAGCTAATATACTTTTATTTGAGGTAATAGAGACAGATCAAAAAGGTAATAAATTAAATTCTGACAAGTATATTGAAGATAAAATAAATAAATACTTTCAATAATATAAATACTATTACAAAGCCCTATAATTAAACATAGGGCTTTTTTAATGCCAAATACACACGAAATAAGGTTAAACTATTATAAATATTAATAGATCGTATAAGTTATTATTAGGGATAAATGGCTTATTATATGAGCTTATTACAAATAATTATAATATTTAGATCATTTTCTTATAAAAACAGGCTGACAAGGGCTATTATTGGCTAAAAATAAGCAATAAACAAAGAAAAAGTGTACAATAAGCGTACAAACAAGCAATAAATGGCTGAATATAAGGCTTAACCACTGCCTACTTAATGCAAATATAAAAACATTGGCGGAAATATAATGAACCCACCCCCATACGATTTAATATATTTAAATAGGAAGTGATTTTAACCCAAAACAAACTCTCTAAAGGCTTTTTTTTAGCCTCTAGAGAACAAAATAGCAACATCTGGTATCAAACGACACAAACAAGCTAAAAACTTGACTACGAGCTAATTATGAAGAAAAAAAAGGTAAAGAAGAAACAACCAAAAGACCCTTTTAAGGAGTTGGTGGATTTGATGCAGAAGAAAACCCGTTACCCAGAGTCTATGGGTAGAGGGCAAGTAAAAGGCAATGACGTAGCGAGAATACGAGATATTCTTAATGAAGATAACAATTCCGTATAAGCCAAGACCACATCAAGTTGACGTACACAACAAGTTACAACGATTTAATGTGTTGGTCTGTCATAGACGATTTGGCAAAACTGTACTGTGTATTAACGAGATACTTAAAAAATGTTTAGAGAATAGACTTCCTAGACCTAGATACTACTATATCGCACCGACATACCAAATGGCAAAACGTACTGCTTGGGATTATCTGAAAGAATATACCAGTGTCTTACCAGACGTACAGTACCATGAAACAGAACTAAGAGCTGATCTACCCAATGGCGGAAGAATACAGCTTCTTGGATGTGAGAGACCAGACAGTCTTCGTGGGTTGTATATGGATGGTGTAATTTTGGATGAGGTGGCACAAATGCCGACAAGGTTATGGACAGAAATTATTAGACCTGCACTCTCTGATAGAGAAGGGTTTATGATTGCCATAGGTACACCGCAAGGACACAATGCCTTTTGGACTTTATACGATCACGCTAATCATCAAGACGATTGGTACGCAGAAACATTTAAAGCAAGTGAGACAGGTATTATTTCCGAGTTGGAACTGAATGAAGCAAAAGCCTTAATGCCTCCTGAAATATACGAGGCAGAATTTGAATGTAGCTTTGACTCCTCCGCTATAGGCTCAATCTATGCAAGAGGATTAAATAAAGCAGATGAAGATGGTAGGGTTACAAAAGTACCTTACGATGAAAGCATGAAGGTTAATACCTTTTGGGATTTAGGAATGGCAGATAAAACCGCTATTTGGTTTGTCCAACAAAAAGGAAGTGCTTTTCATATTATAGATTACTTGGAAGAGAGTGGCGAGAGTTTAGAATACTATGCCTCTGTCTTGCAAGATAAAGGGTATATCTATGACACGCATTATCTACCCCATGATGCTAATGTTCGAGAAATTGGAACAGGCGTATCAAGGTTAGAGACCGCACAAAGTTTAGGACTTAGAACAGCTATTGTTCCCAAGTTAAGTATTGAAGACGGAATCAATGCAGTACGCATGATTCTTGCTCGTTGTTGGTTTGACCATGAAAAATGTAAAGACGGATTAGATGCCCTTCGTCAGTACAGATGGGCTACCACCGATAAAGGAGAAACAAAAAACAAACCCGTACATGATTGGACATCGCATAGTGCAGATGCCTTTCGGTACTTTGCAGTAGGAAAAAATCAATCAAGTGAGTGGAGTACAGAAATCGAGTACCCACAATTAGGAATTATTTAATGGCAAAATTATCAAAATCAAAATTACTAACGTTAATCTCACAAGAGGTACAAAACTCTTTAGGGTTTTATTCAAGTGAATTAGCGGAACAACGCAAAGACGCAATTAAGTATTACTTAGGCGAGCCTATTGGTAATGAAACAGAAGGTCGATCTAGTGTTGTTAGTCAAGATTTGTTAGAAGTGGTAGAGGCAATCCTCCCGAGCCTTATGCGAATGTTTACACAACAAGATAAGATTGTAAACTTTGAAGCTACCCAACCGCAAGACGTTCCTTACGCTGAACAAATTTCTGATTACTGCAATCATATTTTTACAAAAGACAATAAT